CTGGTTGTATACTTCCAAATTTCTATAATAAGATGGGACAATTACAATCAATACAGAACATAGTAAATTCGTATACAACAAAAACCGGTCTTTTAATGTCAGTAAATGAAGAGGCTCTCGAATCAACAGTTGTTGACCTTGTTGGACATACGGCACAATCAGATTCTGAATGTGTATTTATGTCATACGATTTTGTATATCCTAATAATATGGTGCGTACTATAGATGCGAGTGTAACCATAGAAGGAAATACCATTACATTCAATGAAGAATCTGAGTTGTTTAATGAGTTGACTGTAGGAACAATGATAGGACTGTACAACTCAAACAACGACGAAGCAGATAAGGATATGACAACTCGTATTGTTAAGAAACAGAAAATGGGTTATGATTCATCTGTTTACGGAGTAATCAAAACATATGGTTTGTTAGATCCTGCTGCTGATACAATAAAAATCGTTCCTGCTATCTCCGATCTCTACGAAACTCTTGAACCTATTTATGTACAAGGATTTGATATCGACAGTAAAGTTGATAGATTATTCAATACATCTGAGAGTTACATGGAAAAGAATGGTTGGGGTTATTACGGAGAAGACGTTGCTATCGCAAAAATTTACGGAATGCTTGAAGACAAGGGTATACGTAGAAGTTTGATGAATAACGATGTTATGAACTTCCGTTATGTTATAGATACAATGTCACATGGTCTTGGAGAAGGACTTGGTTCAAAGAAATATCTTTCTAATCTCGCACAAGATAAGTTGAGTTGTCTCGCATTTATCAGTGCTCCATCAGAGAAGGAGTTCGCTACAAATGGATATACATCATTCTATGACGAAAATGATCCTTACAAGATCTTTGATACTAAGTATATACCATTGGGAGGTAACGATAATCTCGTTAAATCATTCGACTTTAGTTTAATGGACGAGGACAATGGTGCAAAACATGCAGCAGTATTCTTCCCGCACTTGAAGTATTCAAGTGAATCACGTGAGATTCTCGTACCACCGGCAGCAGATGTAGCAAATGCTTTTATGAGAAAATACAATGGTGGTGATCCTTATGTAACAGTTGCTAACTCGGATGGTATATTGATTAACTCACGCATCAATGGAGTTGAATATCAACTTGATGATGTTGATAGAGAATATCTTGAACCAATGGGTATCAATCCTATCCTATGGAGAAACGGTAATGCGATTATCTATGGTGATAGAACAGCATTCCAAACATATATTTCAGACTATAATTATATTCACGTACGTGAATTACTCAACACTATTGAGATTGAATCAAGAGCAATTCTTCAGGGATATGTATTCAAACACAATAATGCCACTACACGTTCTGAAATCACACAGAAATTAACTCCTATTTTGGAGTCTATGAAGACAAGTGGGGCTTTATACAAATACACATTCCAATTTGATGAAAACAACAATCCTGATTCCGTAATAGATAGAGCATTCGCAATCATCGACATCGGTGTATGGATTACCAAGAACGCAGAGAAGATTATTGCACGAATCACAGTAAATAAACTTTCCGAGGATTAATCGGTGATTAAAGAAAAATTGATTGAATTATGATACAGAAAACAACATCAGTCGGATTGATGGGTTTACCCCACTTTAAGACTTCACGAGCAGCGATGGAGTTGTACGAGCCGATTTATAAAAACCTTTTCACGGTTGAAATCGCGTTCCCAACTACACTCGGTCTTACACAAGCAGAATCCAATCTAGTCATCGAAGGTATTAAGAAGGTAGGAGGTTTGAATACTAATAAAGTTCCTGATGCTGGTACTTCACAGAACTACAAGTTCGCAACCCGTAGATTTGCCAACTCTGGACCATCAGAAACTACTCTTGATGTTACATTTGACTTCGAAGTTAACCTTCAGGGTTGTGAGACAGGTAAGCCTAATATGTACACAATCAAGAATCTCCGTAGATGGACAGACCTTATTTATGACCCACTTACAGGTCGTCAAGGTTTAAAATCTGAGTATGTCGCTGATTATGTAATAATCACCCTCCACGACAAGGCTCTTAATCCTTTCTGGCAATGGATCCTTTATAATGTATGGCCAAAGACATCTATTCCTGCTGTCGACCTCGACTATATGCAGAAATCAGATATCTATACTATAACAGGATTTACACTTGCATGTGATTATTGGGATGAGATTATGCTTAACTAATACGTCAAATTACGTATAAAAAATAAACGACGCATTTTCGTGCGTCGTTTATTTTTGTTTTTTGTTTTTTAATTATATGGTTCCAAAATTTAGTTTTGATATAGTTCCCTTTGGTTGTTGCCCATTATAACTAGCATTTGCTGTTATGCTGTTGATCACATCTTTTATAGTATCTTTTAATATAGGTGATATTTTTTCTCCGTAATTTTCGGCAAATTTATCAGCAACATCATCAGTCATCTTTGTTTCATATTTAGGACCATTCTCAAGAACTAATGTTACGTGGTTTTTATTTACTTTATCCAAATGAGTCGTTAATTTATTATATTGTTCATTCAATTCTTTTATAGCCTTTATATAATCTTGCAAAGGTTTCTTTATACCCTTCGTGTCCTTTTCAAGAGCATACATAAAGTCGTGATGGTTCTTTTTAAGTTTTGGAACTGATTTTCCTAATGAATCGTCAAGTTTTGTTTGATATAATTTTGCTAACTCACCAAGAGTTTTGTTTATCTCTTCTGAATTTTTCTTAAACTTATTAAGTTCATCATCTGTTGAGAATGATGATTCCAACTCTTGTGCAAATTCACTTATTCCAGCAGTAAGTTGTTTAAGCATCTTTACATTTGATTTTGCACCATCCGTATTTAATTCAGCAACATTGTTTAATGCATTAGTTACGACAGTTACAAAACTTTCAAAAGATGTTGCTATTGAATTCCCTATAGCAACTATATCAACTTCACGCGTTTCTGTTATATTTCCGTTTTCGTCTGTTATTACTTTTTTTAGTTTTCCATCTGATGATTCGAACATAGACACAATATCAACGAATGTTGTAACAGGAAGCATAAGATTGTTTATTCTCTTTATGGTCTTTCTGCTTACCATGTTTTCTTCTACAACATCCATTCTTTCGAATATCTTGTTTATAAATGTTCCAAAACCATTACCAAGCGATAATCCTATTTTTTCAATATCTACTACTTGTCCCTTTATGAGATTTCCATTTTCATCATAACGTGCTATAGATATTGTTCCGTCTTTGTCTGTTGTAAATGCGGTTAATATGTTTGCGAATTTAGAAACAGGATCCATCAATTGATTGATTCTTCTTACCGCTTTGAATGATACTGATTTTGCCTGTGCGTCCTTAATGGCGGCAAATGTTATTTTTATAAATGTTCCAAATCCGTTCGCTATTGATTCTGAGGCTTCTTTTATATTGACACCCTGTCTATCATATACAGGATTTCCATCTTTGTCAACACCAGTCTGTACTTTCAAATATCCGGGTTCTCCTGCGAAATCTCTCAATATCTTTACAAACATGCTCATGCTACTAATGAGACTGCGTATGGGTACGAGTGATGCTGTTGCTTTTAAGATTGATTTAACACTTATGCTTTTGAATTTTCCGATCATGTTTGTCATCGCATCGACAAATGCCGATGTCGTATTTGATGATGACTTTATTTCTTCAGGAGTTACGGATTTTCCGAGTTCAACCATATTTTTTGCTACGTCTGTTATCGCCAAGAACGCAACGCCCAAACCAGTTATTGTTGCTATACCCGCACCCATAACAAGCGGTAAGAACGGAATCATCATTAGTCCTCCTATTGCGAGAGTGATCACTGTCATTTCGCCTATAGTTGCTGCAACAACTCCTAGTGCATTTCCTATTGTCTTCCATCCTCCCGCTTTGTCGACAGCCTTTCCAAGTTTGACCATACCGTACGCCAAGAGTTCCATAAGTCCTCCAAGTGCAATAATTCCTAACATCGGAAGGAATGCTTTCTTTGCACTTTCTCCTACTGTTTTTGTCAATATAGACAATCCCATCAATGCAAGCAAGGAACCACCAACGATTGAAAGTCCCATCAACGCGACAGGCCATCCACCAAGAGCCTTTGTTATAACGCCTATTGCTATAATTCCTACAGAAAGTAATATAGACGCACCAACAAACATTAATAGGTTCTTAAATGATGGAAGTGCTCTTTTTGTTTGTTTACCGGTAAATCGTGCTAATAAAGAAAGTCCCCATAATATACCCATTGAACCGGCTATGAGAGTTGCGCCCAATGTTAGCGCTTTCCAACCACCAAATCTATTCATAAGTGCGCCAACGGATATAATAGCAATAGAAACAAGAACCGATGCACCCAAGAATGAAAATATGTCTATGAATGCTCCTTTTGTTTTATTGCTACCTGCCGTATCACCAACAAATCTTGATAATTTTACCAAACCAAATATACCAAGCATTCCTGTTGCCATGAGAACTATACCTATTCCTATCGCTTTCAATCCTCCTATTGACAACATAAGCATACCAGAAGCGGCTATTGTAAGCGTAAGTAATGCTGCTGCTCCTGCGAATAATAACATATTCTTTATTGCCTTTTTTGCAGCAATAGTTTTTTTACTTGATAATATTACGCTGTTGGCTAGAGATCCCGTGAGTTTTGTGACAACATAATATAAACCAATACCAAGCAATGCCGTTGGTAATAATATAGGACTAAACAATCCGATAGCAGCCATTCGTAAAGTAAGATGATTCATATCAGATACGAATGCATTCATAACTTTTGCTGAGGAATTAATCTTTTTCCCAAAATCAGGCGTATATACAGAAACCGTTTCCTTTCCTAATTTTGTTATACCAGCAATAACAATTGCTGTGGAAGAAATTGCTAATGCAGACATCTTCATCTTTATGACATCAGATAATCCGAACTTTTCAAGAGTTTTTCGTATTACCATAAAAGAATCCATAGAACGCTTTATTGAATCTAATTCTTTTTCGGATAGTGTTTCTTTGGCATATTCTTTTATTGATTTGTTGATAAGAGAAAGATCGTCTATAAACTTGTTTGTTTGCTTTGTTGGGAATAAAACAAGTTTAGCCCACATTTTTACTGGATTTTCCTTGTCTATAAATTGTATTAGTTTTGTAAATGCTTCTATACTTTGAACAGCGGAGTCTCTATCAGACTTTTTGATTGTACCTATCGTTTTGTAGAAATTTCGTATATTTCGTGCTATACCATTTAGAGGTATAACGGATATAGCAATGAAATCGCTGAATTTTATACTACTCAGCGTTTTCATTCCATTTGCAAAATCTGTGAATCCACCTCCACCGACAGCGGTTGGTTGTTTATTATCCATAAAACCGAAGAAAGATGTCTGTTTCGTCTTAGAAGACGATGATGACTGTTTCTTCAATTTATTGTCTACCGATAAAAGTGTTGTGTATATAGCACCTAATATTTCATTAGTTGACGCCAATATTTATAGTCTTTTTTGTCTTTATTTATTTATCAAGTACTATGTATAAACCTTAGTATTTTGATATTATTTTTTGGCCAAATAATTTTTTTGTTATATCTTTGCACCGAAAAATAAGAATTCACATATACAAACAAATAAAGATATGGCAAAATTTAAAGACTCTAAAGGGAATGAATTGATTGATTCTTCCGTTGTTTTGAACGAACTAAAGACCTCCCTTAATGGAATCATAGAAATCGAGGAAGGTGCTATTGTCGAGGATGAAAACGAAGCACGTGAACTTTTCGGTGCGGAACCGTATGAATATACTATTACGTTCCCTGTTACATTCTCAAACTTTGACTATGAAAAGATGGCTGAGTACGGTTTTACTGACGAAAAACTTCGTAGTGAACTTTCGAGTAACATCGCAAAGAATATTTACGATGGTGTCATTGCTATCATTCTGAATGGCGAGGCAAAGAATACAGAATCGTTTGTAGATCGTGGCCTTGCACTTAATTATGCGCTCGATAAGAGCAACCATCAAGAAAGTGATAAGATAACTGTTATTGATACTGACGACAAAAATAAAGTCGATGTTGTTAATGAAGTTATCAAGTATCAACTTGACACATTTAATGATTTGTTCGGAGTAGATCCTAACCGTGTTATGTCTTTAGGATATCAATCTACCATTCTTTCTGAAATTGGTTATGATGCAGCAAAACAAACGGTCGATAAAGGATCTGAGACGTCTTCTAAGGACGCTGAATTTGAACTTGAATACGGTGGACGTAAGTTTATGTTTAAACCGTATGAGGTACACAGAAATGATAACGGTCTTTTCTATTTGTACATCAAAGATGAGAGTGTTGCTCCTTTTATCGTTCGTTTCTTTGTTGATCCTGATTCGGATGTATTTAAAGTGGCGGTATACAAACGCAACACAACAAAAGCACTTTATTGTAAAATTTACGAGTAATGTTTAACGAGTCTACATTATTTCAGCAGTACGTTTATGAGTATATGCGCACTGATATAGGTTCCTCTGAAGAATTTTATTGGTATGATAAAATTCTTCGGGGATTCCGAGTCATTATCATGTTCAATTCAACTATTTTGTGTAGAGAGTATATTCAAGCATTTGTTGATGAACTACATAAACGAAATGACGTTGATAAGATAAACGAACTCAAACGACTTTTCTCAAAAAAACAACTTACCGAAAAGAACGAAATGTTATATAGACTGTTGGTAGCATGAACATAAACGGGAATGAAATAAAATTGGTTACTCCTAAAGAAATTAAGGAGAAACTTGATGAAACTATTATCGGACAAGAAGACGCAAAGATTACGTTGTCTGTTGCAATATATAATCATTTTAAGCGAATAACATCCGCCGATAGCGGAATTGTTGCCTATAAGAAAAATAATATATTAATGGCGGGTCCGACTGGTTGTGGAAAGACCGAATTAGTTCGTACAATTGGTCGAATTTTAAACGTGCCTGTTTATATTGCAGATGCAACAAGCCTTACACAAGCAGGGTATGTTGGTGATGATGTAGAAACTATTTTAGCTGGTCTCATCCGTGTATGCGGAAAAAATCCAGAACTCGCACAGTATGGAATCGTTTGTATTGACGAAATCGACAAATTGGCGATACGCGGAAAGAACCCTAATATCACACGCGATGTTGGAGGAGAAGGTGTACAACAAGCATTGTTAAAAGTATTGGAAGGTTCTGTTGTTGGGGTTCCACTTAATTCACAGAGAAAGCACCCAGAGGCACAATTGGCATATATAGACACTACCAATATTTTGTTTATAGGACTTGGTGCGTTTACAAATCTTGGTGATATAGTAAAAAAGAGAAACGGATTTAATGAGAGACCTGTAATATCAATCGAACATACGAATCACGATCCGTTAATAGAAGGAGATGATAATACTTTGAACTGTAATCCGTATTGTGAGTATACACACGAAGATTTGGTTAAATTTGGTTTTATACCTGAGTTCGCAGGAAGATTCCAAACACTTACATACGTAAACGAGTTGACCCTTGATGACTATATAAGAATAATGAAAGAACCTTCGGACTCAATCATAAAACAATATACAAATATGTTTGCTCTTGATGGTGTAAAATTCACAATCACTGATGATGCCATAAAATCAATAGCAGAAAGAGCGATTGATATGGGTTTGGGTGCAAGAGGTCTAAAAACGGTTACAGAGGACGTTTTGTTGGAGTTTATGTATAAGTTACCAGGAACAGACAGAAAGCGTCTCAAAATCGATAAAAACACGGTTATTCGCCGTTTATGTAATAAATATAAGTTCAAGAAATAGTTATATGGAAGATTTACGTATATATTATCCTATTTACGACACAAAAACAAAGGTCGAGAAGTCTCATGTAAATCCATTCGAAGAATTTATATCATATTCGATTGATAAGCATTATAGAGATTATGAGAATGTTTCAGTAACTATTAGAGATCTTTGTATGATGACACAAGAATCTGAAATGAGTGAGTTCTTTTCAAAAAATATACAAAATTGTGGTATTCTTAATTATAAGTGTTTAACAGATAATGGTGCTTGGGAAATATCGTTCTCTGTATATATAGATAACAAGTTTATATGTTTTATTGAATTAAAACGTGCATCATATATTGTTGGTGAACGAGGTGATAATTACTCAATTAAATTACACTATAAAGACAATCACTTATTTGATTTTTTAGTAACAGAATACGCAGACACCCCTTATTATCTATTCAATGAAATCCCCGAAACGAAACAAGGGGTTCGTATATTGTTGAGTATTGTAAAAATGTTCGGTCATTTTGGTGAATATGCTAAATTCCGCATGTTTAATCAAATAAAACCGAATGGCATCTATCCATTATTAAAACGGAAATTAAACATAGATGATGACGATAAAGAACAGTTTCTTAATGTTCATTATGGAGTTACGGATGCGATTGTTGTTTATTGTCCACACAAAGGAAAGATGAATGACTTCAACGAAATAAAAACAAAACGAGTATCATATAACACATACGCATCAGATATAGAAGAATTTATAAAAGATATAAGACATGAAAATTAACATTGAAGAATTGAGGTATATATTAAAGAATACCCCATCATCACAAAACATCCTGCTTCTTGGAAAGCATGGTATCGGAAAATCAGAAATCATCACGCAGTATTATACTTCTATTGGCATGAAGGTTGTTCCGTTATTCCTCGGTCAGATGTCTGACCCAGGTGATATTATTGGTCTTCCGAATAAAGATAAGGAAACAGGAAAAACTGAATTTCTACCTGCATATTGGTTCCCTACTGACGGACAACCAATTGTGCTATTCCTTGATGAATTGAACCGTGCCCGTCCTGAGATTCTACAAGTTGTCATGGACCTTGTGTTGAATAAAAAGTTGGCAGGAAAGAAGTTACCCGAAGGAAGTATTATCGTATCTGCTATTAACGATGGTGATGAGTATACACTTACAGATCTTGACCCTGCTTTGCTTTCTCGCTTTAATGTATATGAGTTTGGTCCTACAGTAAAAGAGTGGTTGTCGTGGGGTACAAGCACGGGACTAAATGATAACGTTACAGGTTTTATATCTACTCATGAAGACTATCTTGATTTCCGATATGACGAATCTAGAGATTCAAATGAAAAATCGTATGACCGTCGTTCATGGAAACGCGTTTCTGATGTATTGAACAGTATGGACATGACAAATGGTAATGTTAATACATCAATGCTATCTCGTTTAATCGTCGGAATTGTAGGACAAAAGGCGGGCGCATTGTTTATGGATTATCTTGCAAACGATCTTCTCGTTACGGCAGATGACATTCTTTATAGATTTGATTCTGTTATTCCGAAGATAAAAAATTATGGTCCTATGGCTTTTGTCAATTTGTGTGATAGAATTATCGGAAAGATTGACTTGATGGATGAGAGTGAATTTACTACCGTAGTACAGAAGAATCTTTTGGATTATTTGAAGTACATCGAAACAAAAGGACGAGAGAATCTATCATATTTTGTATCTGTTCTTTCTAGCGCACTTTATACCAATTTTAATGTATATATGTCACAATCAGAAGAATTGGATACTTATATTCAGAAATTCATTTCAACTATTGAAGTATAATGAATAATGTAAATGAATACATATCAACTATAAAAGATCGTTGGTTCATTTATGAACCCGCGCTCTTTTTGGTGTTGTGTACATTTCCTGTTGAATACTCTACAAAAACTGATAATATTATGACTGGTAGTCGTAATATTAAAGTTAATGCTGATTTCTTTTCTGATAAGACGTACGAGGTTTTTGAAGAGTTTTTAAAGGCTGAGTGTATACGTATATTGTTAGAACACCCATTCAGACGAAGTCTTCCAATACCTCAACTTGCATATGTAGCGTCTAATATACTTATAGGTACACATTTTAACTTTAATCATATAAAATATCCATCGGAAAGTAAATTCAAGGGATTTGCTTACGAGGATATATATAAAGAGATGTATAAAGAACTCCCATCAAGGTCTAAACAAAACGGTGGCGGTAATTCAAACAATGGTGGATCCGCTGTAGATGGTGGTTCTTGTTCGGGTGATTCACAAAATTCAAATAATGAAAGTCAAACATCAAACATAGAGAATTCTATTCCCGATGGGTATAAAGAACCATTTGGTGATGGTGACACCGAAAAAAATACATCGGAATGGGGATATGATGAGTTGTCTCGTGCTCTTGTTGGAAAAATCAAAGCAAAGGCAGCATCGAGTAATTCTTGGGGTTCTATTCCTATGGATTTGGTTTCTATAATTCAAGCGGATGATACTCCTGAGTATAATTATAAAACAGCAATACGTCGGTTTAGAAAGAATGTTATTTCATCTGATGTAGACCTTACACGAATGAAACCAAATCGTAGATGGGGTTATGAACAAATGGGAAAAAGACGAACATATAAATCAAATCTTCTTCTCGTGTGTGATACGTCTGGAAGTATGAGTGATGCTGTAATCGGAAAGTTTTGTGGATTCGTAAACGGATTCTTTTCTTATGGTATGGCAGATATCGACACAATTACGTTCGATGTCAGAACAATGGACAATACATTAAGAAGTATAAAGCAGAAGATGACGTTTATCAAAACAGAAAGTCGCGGTGGTACAGATATATCAGATATATTGGATTACGTGAATGAAAGAAGTAAAAAGAAATATTCTGGAGTTATCGTATTTACGGATGGATGGTTTTCGTATGATAAAGAAAAATGGGAATCCGAAATGAGTGATGTTAAATATTTATTTTGCATTACAGATGAGAATGGATTCGAACGTTTTAATAAAGAAAAAGATAAGAGAATAGAGTCATCTTATATACAATTGTAAAAAAACAATTTTCTTTTTAGAAATGGTAACAGATAAATTATTGACAGAAGTATTGCGACCAAGTTGTCTTAAATTTGTGGCAATGCCCGAACGTGTACGAATGCAATTACAGCCGTTCGAAGGTGGTGAAATACCACAGAACATTCTTTTGTATAGTAGTACACCAGGAACGGGAAAGACGACGATCACAAAGATATTGAGCAAACCGTATATTGAAAACGGATGTTGTAAAGTAATAAACGCATCGAAAGAACGTGGTATCGATGTTATTCGAGAAACTATTTTGAATTTTGCGTCAACCTATTCTATTATGGGTGGCGTACAATCTAAGAAACTTATAGTTCTTGAAGAGATGGACGGTTTAACGAGAGAATCGTTCGATGCACTTCGTGCTATTATGGAAGAACAAGCAAACGCTGTTCGTTTCATTGGCAATTGTAATAATATTGCAAAAATACCAGAACCAATACAATCACGATTCTTGTGTATTCCTATGTTTGCTATTAACCAAGAAGAGGAGGCTGATTTATTCACGCAATATGTCGAATTAGTATCTATATACATGAAGAAGTCTGGTATATCTTTTACTAAGGAAACATTGGATTCGTTTATTAAGATATATTTCCCGAATATGAGAAGTATAATAAACGAGATTCAATCTATGACTATACAAGGAAAGTCTGAATTGGTTATTGGAGATCTTGCGAAAAAGTGCAGTTGTGAAGATTTGCTTGATGCCGCATTCGGCGGAGCGTCTGCGCTTGATATGTATAAATTGGTTATGACAAATTATTCCATGACTGCATATGACGCTCTTCGTTCAATATCAGAAGAATTTGTTGATTACATATTAAATAAATGTCCACAATATGAATATTTGATAGAGCCGCTTACTATATTAACAGCAAAGTATATTGCTAATGCAAATACTTCTGTTGACAAAACAATATTTTTGCGCGCTTTATTGTGTGAAATAAGTACTCGTTTAAAGAAAGATGGTAAATAAATATGCGTTAGTCATAGACTTTAATAACATAGCATACAGATCTTTGTATACATGTAAGTATGGAAATTCTGATATATCGGATTTTTCTTCTAAGTTCGAACAAGGAATTTTTGCGAGAAAACTTATGACTGATATTTGTGTGCTTGTTAGTTCTGTGCACCCTTCAGAGGTATATCTTGCTGTTGATGACAAGCATCCATGGAGAGGAAGAATATTCCCAACATACAAAGGAAACAGGAAGAAAGATGAAACTGTTAATTGGGATTGTGTATACGAAGTATTTCGTGATGTACTTGATATTATATCAAATCACGGATATAGTGTAATACAACTTCCTAATACGGAAGCGGATGATATAGCATCAATGTTAAAAACTAAAATGATTGAAAGGGGAGATACAAGTGTAGTTTTTGTTTCATCGGATGCAGATTGGCTACAGTTGATTGATTTTAATCCTGAAACACAACAATTTTTCGCATCATATAACCCAATTACAAATAACAAAGGACAGCGAAAATTCTATACAACGAAACGAATGCATGAATGGATGTTACGTCGGGCAAGTATGTTCGAAACGGAAAGTCCTATTAAAAGTCTTCTATTGAATTGGATTGATAAAGATTATAAAATTGTGGTCGAAGAAATATCACCAGACAATATACTCCTTAAAAAGATTATGTGTGGAGATGATGGGGATAATGTTCCCGCATTTTATGATTTTATGAACAAGACAGGAAAGAAGGTTCGTGTGACTGAAAAGAAAATGGAACGTATATTTGAGAGTTGTGGAATGCCATCAAACACACAAGAATTAAAAGATCGTGTAGATGACGGTTCGTTAAAACGCTCTATATGTTCTGTATTTAAGGTTGATACAGACAACGAATCACTTGACTATAATATCCGTCTTGAAAGACAAAGGTTATATGTTGAATTAAACCCAACAATATTCCCGAATGCAGTTGTTGCAGCATTTGATAAGAGATATAATGAGATACAGGAAAATAGAAATACATTCTATATAAGCACTGATTCGATAGGTATGTCAAAAGGAACGAAATTCGAGAAAGCAAACGTTACCGATGTAAAAGGAACGAAACTCAACAACATATTTAAAAACTTAGTCGATAGACCAGTAATAACATTCAAGGTATAGATGGCAAAGAAACAAAAACAGAAATATAAAGATAGTGATTTATTTTCTGAATATCGCATGACATATAAACAGGATGTTGGTAAGTCCGAAACATCTGTTGTTGAAACAAAAAAACCTACAAATGTTTTGTTCGACATGATCGATTCTATCTTTACAGACAAATATGCATATAAACATTATACAAAAGAATGTATAAAACAAAATGCTTTCATGATAAATCGAATCATGTCTATACAATATCCGGTTGCTGCTTCTATGTTGGATAACCAAAATACAAACCCATATGCAATGTACTATCTATGGAATATGATGTTGTATAACGGACGAAAACGAGAATTGTGGGTGTACACAAAAGGTTCAAAGAAAATAAAAGATGATATTTTAGAAGAAAACCGATTCCCTGATAAAATAATTGATCAATATTGTGAGTATATGCATATAGATAGAAAACAATTTGATGATGCTATGATGTTTTTTAAAGATGAATTATGTGCTGATGTAAATGCATACATAGAACATGTGAAGAGTTTGGATGAACTATAGAAGATATTTGGCCAAACGAAATTTTTATCGTATATTTGTAATTAAAAATAATCATTAATATATTAGCAATGAAGTTGATAAATGACTATATTCAGACAACAATACAAAACGCTATAGATTCTGGTTTAGCAACAATACGAAACACAAAATATATAACAGATTCGGACAATGTGAAAGTTACTATACCAATAGGAAAAATTCGTGTATCTATATATAAAAATGAATGTTTGATTGACATTGGAGAACAGAGACGTGAAGACGGGCCGTCTGTTTATATAAAATTATGGAAAAATGATATTGGTGGATTATT